ACGCACTTGATAATTTTCAATTTTTCGAAAATTACAAAGTCAAGGCTTCCTTAGTTGACTACAATAAAATTGCATTTGTGCCCAAGACAGTTAAAACCGAAAGGACAATAGCTGTCGAACCGTTGCTTAATGGGTATGTTCAGAAAGGTGTCGACTCTTTCATGCGGAAACGCTTGAAAAGGGTTGGCATTGATCTGAGCGATCAGTCTCGTAATCAGGAGCTTGCCCGTCAGGGCAGTCTCCTTGATAAAACGAGTGATCCATATGTTACAATAGATCTATCTAGTGCTAGTGATAGCATTTCGATCGGTCTCTGTAAATATATGCTACCCGTGGAATGGTTCAGTTTCTTGGACCAAACCCGCTCAAAGAAGTATCTTCTTGATGGTACTAAACATACCTACGAGAAGTTTACGACTATGGGCAACGGTTTCTGCTTTCCACTTGAAACGCTGCTTTTTGCGTCGCTTTGCCACACTGCCTACGGTGAACATAACCTTAAACCAGATTATTCGGTTTACGGTGATGATATCATTGTAAGGCAATCTGTGGCCGGCCGTATACTCGAATTGCTACGAGTATGCGGCTTTAAAGCCAACCCTGATAAGACCTTTCTTAAGGGTCCGTTTAGGGAGTCATGTGGTGCAGATTGGTTTGAAGGCAAGGATGTTAGACCCATCACGCTTGATTATACTTTCGATTCTGTCGAAAGCATTTTCAAGTTTTGCAACCTTACAAACCGTAAAGATAGCATCGCTGCTATCTTTCGCGAAGCTAATGAATTTATCATTAGCCTCGTTCCTAAAGAGCTTATGTTTACGCGTCCCTATAAAGGAAACGTAGACACTGCCCTTGAGGTCGGTTTGGATGTCTTCATGTCCTCACCCTATTCGCGATACAGTCGAAAGACTTTTTCGTGGAGTTGGGTGGAGATTATGAAGTCTACTTACACTGATGTTGGCGTAAGTCGAATGCAAGGCTATCCAATAGTCGTGATGAGGGGTGCACTAACCGGGGGAATATCTCCCAACCCCTTTGCCGAACGTCGAAAGACGTGCACAAAGATACGGCGTATTTCTCATGGTGGAGGGTGGTCACTATTCGTACCCGGTGAAAACTGGGGACGATGTTTGATTCCTCCACAATGATGCCGTATTCCCTCTCCCCGGTTTAATGGAAAGAGGGTAGTAGGCAGAGTTGTTCTCTGTCTTGTTTTTGGAGGCTTATTAGTGGGTCTTTTTTTGTTCCCGCTATAAGTCAACCAGAGGGGTGGGTTAGGCATACCACCATTGGGGATCTAAGCA